CTAAGTGTATTAGTTTAGAAGAACCACCTTTCCATGTTCCTACCTCTGCCATATCTCCATCTAAGTGCTTAACACTGTTAACAGCCATTCCTATGTTTAGTAGGTGTTCTGGTGGCAACATTGTGTTTCCCTCTGCCTTTATTTCTTTAGCTAATCTTTCTATTTCGGGTCGAAAGCTTTTTCCCATTCTTGTACTATTATTTTAGGGTTTCTATTTTTAAAGACCCATTCCTGTTGTTGTTTAAGAGTCTTTAGTCTGAATTTCTTATCTACGATTAATTTTTCTAATTTCTTTTCCCAGTCCTTAACGGTGTTCTTGGCTCTGTAATTAACTTCTTTCTTATAAGGTAATACATCTGAAGCTAAGGTTACGGTTCCTACTCTAGCGTATTCATAGAACTTCACACAACTCTTATTATGGTTGAAGGAATTGTCTTCTAATGGAGCTATTCCAATGTCCATATCTAATCCTCTTAATACTCCGCCAAATAATTCTGGTGGGTAAAATGGAACGTGGATAAAGTCTACTCCCTTGAATCCCTTATACCAGTCTACAGCTTGTTTGAAGTAAGCTGTTCTTTCTGGCATTAGTCTATGAGCTAGGTATTTCTGATAACCGAATATCTCTGCTTCAAGTGGACATCCGCACATTCCTTGTAGAATGAATAGGAAGTCATGTTTCTTTTGTAAGTTCTTAATTGCTTCTGTGACCATTGACAGGTCTTTCCAATGTGAAGCTGCTCCTGAATATCCAATAATTAGTCTTTTATTTTCGTGTGGTCTGTCTGCGAATACTTCTGGGTCTGGAACATTTGGACAAACAAATACATTTTTGTTTCCACTATACTTTTTAAGCTCTTTAGCTAGTTTTGGTGTAGTAGTGGTGATTGCGTCCACTTCTTCCATCATTGTTTTATATTGATATACCCACTCTGTCGCTACGGCAGCAGATGGATTGTCTCTGTTCACTTTCCATAGGATATCATCTACTTCATAGATAACTCTTTTCCCTAAAGCTTGGAATGCTCTTACGAATGGTAGTGGGTCTCTTGGATACGTTCTACTGAATACAACTGTATCAGGCCACTCCATTATTTCTTCCTGTATCTCTGAACCCAAAGCAATAGCCTTGACAAAGTGTCCTTTGGCTTTTAAGTATTTCTTTGGTAATTGATTTCTGTAATACCAACATCCGTTAGCTGGGATAGGTACGTCAAGTATATAAAGTATCTTCATAACTCTTTTAAGAAGTTAACGAATTTCTTTGTCTCTACTACTCTTGATTGCATCTCTGCTAATTCCTTTCTTCTTGCCGTATTCCCTGTGGCTATGGCTTCTGTTAAGTATAACTCTAAAATCTCATGAACAGCTATATCCTCTAACTTAGAAGACATTAGCTTGTGCTTTGCTAGCTTGTTGTAATACCAATTTTGTAATTTGTTTATCATATTCATTTCCTCTCGTTATTGGGAGCCTCCGAGAGGAGGACCCCCAATAAACGAATATTTTAATATTAGTCGTAGCTTGGGTGAACTTCTACATTTAAGAATCTGGAAGCGTTCTTTGTGAACACTTGTGTTCCATAAACTGTGGATGCGATAAAGTTCTTTCCGAGCTTGTCTGATACATCTTTGATAACAATACTAGGTGCTTTTTGTAGTACTAAATCAATAGTACCTCTCTTTCCAATAAACACGTTTCTTACGTTAGCTGTTTCAGCTGTAACGTCGTGAATAGAGGCAGTTTGAAGGTTGTTTGAAATATAGATGTGGAATCCCATGAAGTCTCCCATGTACCCATTTCTCAAAGTAGCATCTGCTACGTTATAACCTACACTTGTTGCTTTGTTCTCAATATAAGATGCTAGTTTTGGTGTTAAAACGGCTAACCAATCACCTGCTTCTTCAACGTTGGCATCTCTTAGGAACCTTCTGGCTCCTGAGAACATGTTAATAACGTTTGCTGAAGATGCGGATAATGAACGGTTTACTGTTCCTCCAATCAAATCTGCTCCGACATCTGTACCTAAGTTAACTTTTCCAAACACTGCTTGGTCGATTACGTCTCTCAATCTGTAAGCTGCTTCTGTGGTCGTGTTGCGAGCCATTTCTACGTTAGCTTGTAATTGTTCTACATTATCGATATACCAAGTGACTGTTCTGTATGCACTGACGGTTAAAGTGTCAGAAACATAGTTTAAGTCTTGAGCTGTGACAGGAGTACCTGGTGTGTAGGTAGCTGCTGACATATCTCCTAGATATTGTTTGTGAATAGTGTCACCAAAGGTAAGTTCGTTTCTCAAGTCTGTATTAGCTACTTCCAATGAAACTAAGGATTTATATAGAGGCACCTGAAGTGCTCTAGACCAAATTTCAGGAGTAATCGCTGATACGTCATTGCTTGTAACTGTTGATGGCATGTCTTTTTTCTCCTAGTCCTTTCTACTTCCTATCTTGTAGGTGTTTGAATTCTGGTTTCAATATTTGAAATGGCTGACCATTAAGAGTTAGATTTTTCATCCAATCTTCTTGTTCGCCAAGTGACATATTGTCCCATTCCTTCCCTTGGGTTGTTGTCCCCTGTTTTGTAGAAGGCGTTGGAGCATTATCTTTTTGTAATTTCGCTCTGTAAGACGACCTCCAAAGTTTGAAATCTTCTTCGTTACGAGCTTCTACTAAAGAAATACCGTTGTTCTCAGATTCTTTGATAAGTTTTGTTCGTTCCCTCTCATCTAATCCTCTGAAAGCTGCGACTGCCTCAGATATTTGTGCTGGCTTTAAGGTTGGTCCATTAGTTTCAGCTACCTGATTTAGTTTTTGCTCTAGGTTCTTGGCTTTAGCTTCTGAGTCTTTCAGACGCTTATATACCCTGTCCCTTTGAGCTAGTGCTTCTTCAATAGACTCAGGCGTGTTAGTGGTTGCCTGGTCCACGATGGGAGTTTCTTTAGTGGTTTCTCCCTCCACTTGGTTTAAAGAGTTTTCCTTCTCAACATTTTCTTGTGTCATACTTTTTTTAGCGGTTATGAATCCGACCTTTTTATTTTAAACATACGAATTGGGTTTTTTAGTCTCAACCCGTATTTGTTTATTCTTTAAGAACCTGAACATCTTCCTTAATGTCTTTACTGCCTCCTGTCTTCCTATCATATCTGCTTCCCCACCTTTAATAGTGGTAACATCTTTCAATTCGTCAATATTCTCTTCTAACCATTGAGTTAAAGCTTCTCCATATTTGTTATTGGCTAAGCTCTCTAATAGTTGGTTTAATTGGTTTTTTGTCATAATGTTCTGGTATTGTTTGCTTTAGGTGTTTCTGCGAAACTTGGTCTCGATACTCCCCCTCCACCTCTTTGGGGTGTTCCTTGTGCTAGTTGTTCTAACTGTGTTCCTGCGTCTGGTTCTATGTCTGATAGATTAACTCCTCCAGCTTCTGCAATCTTATAAAAGATTTTCTTCTTAGTTGGGTCAGTTAATATGGTTGGGTCTGTCGTGATAGCCTGTAAGATAGCGAATAAGGTTTGAGAGTAAATTGCTGAGTCTCTTTGTTCTCCAGTAATTATAATATCAATCTTATACTTAATGTTCTTATAGAAATCTTTAGGCATATTCAAGAGTTTTTCTTTTCCTCTCTTAACCCTCTCTTCCATCGATGCTTTCATCAGTTCATATTGGACCATTGTAGGAAGTTTCTTCTTTCTCTCAACAAATCTGAATAAGTCGTTAGTAACCTTTTGGTTTATAATGAGTTGATTCAATTTGTCAAGGTCCTCTCCTACTAATCTTAATGTGTGTTCTGAACCACTCTCCTTAATGAATTGTGGAATAATAACATCGTATAAGAATTCCTTTATGTCTAATGCTATGTTCTCTTGTATCTGGTCAAAGTGAGAGCCTGCTTGAGCAGCTGCTATCTTTGCTGACCCTAATGGGGTTCCAGCTGGTAGCCTCTCTCCCTGAACTACATCAAATGAGAATGTAAGCTCGTCTCTGTTTTGTAACCACTTAGCTGTTTCTTGATTGAAATAGGCTAGGTTACGGTCTGTGGTGTCAATTTGTGTTATTTCGCTCTCTACTACGAGAACGTCTCCATCTTGGATGTCTGTTCTTAGGTTGCGTCCCATGGTTTCGTCTCTGGTCTGGAAGGCTGTCATAGCTTTCCAGTAGGCACTCTTGGATTGTAGGTTTGCTATTTCGTTCTGTTTTACTTGAACATCGAATAGTGTTTCTACGATTCCCATTCCTAACCATCTTCCTGCGATTTTCTCTATGTGGAACTCTCTATATGGGTGTCCGTCTACCTCTACGTCGCTCATTAGGACCCCTGGGTGTGCGAACGTCTTTCCTCTGTCTGTCTTTTCATCTACTCCTACGTCTGCGATAATCACTCTCCTATAAGTATAAGAGGGTTTTCCCTTTGCGTCGTATATAGGAATCTCTCCGTATCTCTCATAAACTGCTAAATAAGGAACGTCCATCTTTCTGTGCTCTGTTATAGCCTTTTCTACGTTGTCCCATCCTAGTTTGTTTCCTACTCTTCTGAATTCTACTGGTGTATATAAATGTCTTTCAATAATATAATTGGAGTTGTCTAGGTTGTCTGCTGATTGCTCAACAATGAAGTTTCTCAAATCAATGAAGTGAGACTTTCCTTTTACAACTTTTAGTACAACTGAACCGAATACTGGTAATTCATCAAATATTCTATTTAAAACCTTACCGAATTCTGTATCTTTCATCCAAAACTTTAAGTCTCTCTCAAAATACCACGTAATTAATGGGTTTCCCCCTGAAGCTGTTTGGATATTGATATGTTTAGTATCAAAGTCAATCGCCTTAGTAGTGGTTTTGCAGGGACTTCTGACAATATTGAAAAAGAATTTCTTATTTCCTTGGTCGTCTATATCTCCAGTTTCAAACTTAGAATTGTAATAACGATATATTCTGTCTATAGTGTCTTTCTGATTAAAGTTAAAACCATCGACAATCGTAATCTCCTCGTTTTCGAATTCTTGTTTCTCTCTATTTATTAAATCTATTGTTATTGTGTTTGTTTTCATTTCTTTTTCTTGGGCAATTTCTTAGATTCTACTACTTTACCGTCGCAAAACGCTAAGCGAATCCCTTTCTTCATTACCCTGTATTTGACCTTTTTCCCGTTTGGGCACCTTATTGTCATTATAATTCTAAAATTTTATCTGCTAAGTCTTCTGCCCCTCTCTCTTTTAAAGTACCTGGTCTTTCGTAAGAACGACTCATCTCTGCCTTTAATAAGGCTACTAGAGCGTCTTTCTTGCTGACCTTAGGTGCTTTCTTTCTCTTAAATATGTTCTTCATAAGTATTGAAATTGTTTTTTAGTATGTGTTTGAGACCTTTTTGCTTTTAATCTTTGCCTCTTAGTGCGGTCTGGAAGTGTCCAAACTGCTAAGGCAAGTGAAATTACACAGTCATCATGTTTCCCTGGGGGTGCCCCGTAAGTCATATTCCCCTTTTCTGTCATCCTATAAGTGAATATCTCTAATTCTTCTATTAATTCCTTCTGGGCTGGGAACCCTACCATCTTATCTTCGATGAACATTGATAGTTTTTCTATTAGATTGTTCTTAGAACCTCTCTTTTTGGACTCTCTGAATGTTTGCCCCACTGTTTTGAACTCATTTACGTCCAAGCCTAGGGCTCTTAGTTCGTCTGCTACTGCTGAACCTACGTTTAAACCGTCTATAACGATTCTAGCGTTGTGATACTTGCGTGCTAATGCGTGGATTCTTTCCTTTTGTAGCGTATAGGGGATTCTGTGAAACCTATCCCAATGAACTACGTGTCCATTTGACTTGTCGATTATGGTTGCTACAGAGTAATCTTCGAATTTAGCTAAGTCCAGTCCCATAATATAGCGTCTACCTGCTGTAGGAGGCTGATAGCAGTCGTGTACGATTGCTTCCCTCACTCCTCTAAAGACGGAAGTGAACCCTTCTGTGAAGACTGCTTCGAATTCTCTCTCGAAAATTGCGGGTGGGGTTTGTTTTCTTACCTTCTCCCATTCTAATTTCTTATCCTTGGCTACAGTCCAGTATGGATTGTCTGTGGTTTTGAATTGAAATGCCCCCCCTTCCTTATCTGCTTCCATCCATTGGTCATAAAACCAATTCTTTCCGAAAGGCGTTGAGATAAAGAACCTCTGAGCCTGTCTGCTTACGGTTGTGGGGTATAAATAGGACCTATAAACCTCTTCCTTAATACGAGAACACTCATCTATGATTAACAAATCTAACTCTTCTCCTAGTAATGAAGTGGGATTATCTGCTGATTTACACTCTACGATGCTCCCCCTGCCTGTTTTTATTACAATATGCCCTTGTCTGAAGGAAACTCCCTTCGCTTGACTAGGGGAAACCTTCACATACCACCTACTTAGGTACTCGAATACTTTCTTACTTAAATCGTAGGTAGGACTAACTATCCATATTTTGCATGGAGTGCCCTTTAAATCGGATTCTAAGAGCTTACGGAGTGCAACGTAGGCACAGATGGCACTCTTACCAAAACGTCTACCAGCACATATTACCACATCCCTACTCTTAGAGGCTAGAATCTTCTCTTGATTCACATGGGGCTTCCATCCTATCTTCTCTTGTATTTTTAAGTCTAAACTCATATATCTTTTTTACTACTTTACCAGAATTGTTCATTCCAGTCATTGGTTTGACTAAAATCGTATACTCTCCATCGATGAAACCATGCGTCATAGAGGCTTCGTCTCCTAAATGCTTTGATAAATCTTTAAACACCGCTAACCCATTTACTTTTCTTCCATTCATTGAATTCCTTTTTAGTCTTAATATGCTCTTCAGCGTCCTCACATCTAACATATATCTCTTTTTCAAAGGTAACGTACTTCAAACCATTTTGGCTTTGTATTTTCATAATTCAAAAGGCTCTAAATCCTCTAAACCGATTGCACATGCTCCTTCTAAGAAGGGTCTTACTTTCTTCCAGACTTTTCGATTGGCCTCAATACCTCCATAGAAGCCCTTTAACGAACCAGGCTTCTTCTCTGCTAGTACCTTAAAGGCATAATCTATCTTAAATAGGATTTCGAACAAATCTACTTCTTTAGCTAAGTTTGTTTTCATATTATTTTTAATACTCTATTTCTTTAGAAATTACCCCCCTTTTGTCTAATTCAATAAAAATGTGGGATAGGGCTATACATCTACATTCCTCTCAATCCAACTCTGATTACCCTCCCCCCCTATGTATTCTTATCCCGTATACTGAGACCTTAGCATATTGAAGCTAATATATAGGTGTTTTTGATACTTTTATACTGTTTTTATGCTTTTTTCCCTGTTTTTATACTATTTATTGTCTAAATGCGTGTGTGTGAGGAGATGTGTTTAGTCTTTTGAGCGTAAGTAGTAGTCTGTGATGTTATCTAGTCTATTATACTCTGTTACCTATATTTCCCCGTTTAAGTAGTCTTTTTAGCTTAAATGTCTTAGTACTCTAGTATGTGTGATGTTGCCTATATTCCGAGCCGAACTATGCTACTGTATGGGTACTATCTCTTATAAGGTAATATTCTTATCCGCCGACTAGGTAAGGTCTTTAAGCTCGTTCTCATAAGCTCCTATCTTTAGTTTGCCTACGGGGTACTTATCCTTTAGTTTAAATATCTCTTGTATAGCACTTATACTTGCTCTCTTGTCCGAGTCCATTGCTATCTCCTTTAATCTATTTACTAGTGGTTGGTCATCTATATCTGCTAACATCATTTTCCATCCGAGTTTGCCTGTTAGGTTCTTAGTTGGGTTTTGTGATGTTGCCTTGCTATATCCAGCGTCTGTCATTATCTTAGACAACAGAACAGGCTCCTTTCTTTGGAGCGTATCAATTACATTATTAAATGCTTTCTTTTGCATTATAGTTGGTTTCTTTCTCTTCGCCATAAAAGTTTTTTGTACAGAGCC